TGTAAATGTTACTGTTGGCTCACCGACTGGTGCAGCCGCTGATACAGACATTTCTTTTGAGATTGATACGGCAACAGGGATCACGCTGAGTAAGCGAACAGAGCGATGGGCATTGCACGTAGTGGATAGCGATGGCAACCAGCTTGTGCCAAATAAGGCGACTGGTGATGCTGTATTTCTGCTACTGCAAAAAGCACCAGCCTAATGGCTTATAGCGAGGAGACATATGCCGCTGATGTGCTGCTAACGCAGTACGCCAGTGACGTAGATGCAGGTCAGTACGCTGCTGATCTGGGCATCTCCGAATATGCAGCGAACCTTTCCCTGACTCAGTATGCGGCCAACGTGGACATTACCATGTACGCCGCTGACATCAGAATTGAGAGTGCTGAGTCGCTGTACTGGATGCTATTTGAGGACGGCGAGACGATGCTGTACGAGGATGGCGAAATCATGAAATTTGAGGTCAACTAATGGCTCGTAAGTGGACAGATGCGGCTGTTGCAACAGGAACGTCAGTAGCGGCTGGCGATCTCATCCTGACTGTATCTGACCCGACTGGTACGCCCGTATCTAAGAAGATCACGGTGCAGAACCTCATGGACTCCGATTCTGTCCGTGAGGCTATCAGAGATCACTTAGGAGACGTTGTAATTCAGGGCGGTGCTAACGTCACGGTCACGCATGACGACCCTTCTGACACCATTACAGTGGCTGTCATAAGCCTTGACGGTGCGGTCATTGGATCTGCTACTGCGGCTGCGGCAACCTTTACGGATCTGACCTTTACTGGCACCCTTACAGGCGATGTCGCTGCGTCTAATGTGACGAGCGGCACCTTTGCCGATGCACGGATCGCTGAGAGCAATGTTACTCAGCACCAAGGTGCTTTGTCTATTACCGAGTCGCAGATTTCCGACTTTGGTACGTATGCCAATGCAGTGCATACTCATGCCGCAAGTGACATTACGAGCGGAACCCTTGCCGATGCACAGATTGCTCAGTCAAACGTAACACAGCATCAGGCAGCACTATCTATTACCGAGTCACAAATATCTGACTTCGGCACCTATGCAACGGCAGCCACACTTACGGCACACACAGGAGATACTGACAACCCGCACAGCGTAACAGCTACGCAGGTGGGTCTTGGCAACGTAGAGAACACAGCTCTTAGCACATGGGCAGGAAGCACCAACCTAACGACGTTAGGGACTATAACGACTGGTACTTGGAACGGGGATACCATTGCCTCTGCCTACATAGGAAGCCACACCCATGCAGCTTCAGATGTGACATCTGGGACGTTTGCGGATGCGAGGATTGCAGAGACAAGCGTAACGCAGCACGAGGCGGCACTCAGCATTACAGAGAGTCAGATTAGCGACTTCGGGTCGTATCAGCCTCTTGATAGCGGCCTGACCTCTATTGCTGGTTTGACCACCATTGCAGACAAGATTCTGTACACCACAGCATCTGATACGTATGCAACGACTACCCTGACCTCCTTTGCCCGCTCCATCCTTGATGATGCAGATGCGGCTACCGTCAGGACTACGATTGGCGTAGATGCCGCTGGCACCGACAACTCTACTGACGTTACTCTTGCTGGCTCATACGACTATCTGACGTTATCGGGTCAGCAGATTACGCTTGGGCAGATTGACCTCAGCACAGATGTAACTGGTACACTTGGCGACGGAAATGTTGCTGAGTCTAATGTTACACAGCACGAGGCTGCCCTGACGATTACAGAGAGCCAAATCTCTGACCTTGCCCACTATACGGACTCCGATGCAAGAACGGCGGTTAGCCTGACGACAACCAACTCGTCTGAGCTGTCCTATGACAGCGGCACTGGTGTTTTTTCGTATGTGTCACCAACCACGGTCGCAGATGCAAACTCTGTTACCCTTGAAGTGCGAAATACAACAGGCTCTACCATTGCTAAGGGTGCCGCTGTTTATATAAGCGGTCACAATGGGAACAAGATTCTGATTGATCTTGCTGACGCTGATGCAAGTGGCAAGTACCCCGCCATTGGCCTTGCGGCTGGAGCCATTGCAAATAACAGCGATGGAGAGGTAACGGTATACGGCGAGCTTGCTGGTATAGACACCAGCTCTTACAGCGTTGGTGACGTTCTATATCTTTCGTCAACGGCTGGTGTGCTTACAAACACGCGCCCAACGTCAAATGCTGACGCGGTACAGAACATTGGTAAGGTTGCCCGCTCTGACAGCAATGGCATTATCATTGTATCTGGCTCTGGTCGCGCCAATGACATTCCTAATCTTACGGATACGCACGTATTCATAGGTGGCTCATCTGGCAATGAGGAGCGAGCATTGGCTGCGGGTGACATTCTTAGCGGCACGTTCGCTGACGCTCGTATCTCTGAGTCAAGCGTCACACAGCATCAGTCCACTCTCTCTATCACTGAATCCCAGATAAGCGACTTTGGCACGTACCAAACGCAGGATGCAGGTCTTACGTCTATCGCTGGCCTCACGACGGCGGCAGATAAGATGCTGTACACAACGGCATCAGACACCTACGCAGTCACAGACCTAACGTCTTTTGCCCGTAGCATCCTTGATGATGCTGACGCTGCTACTGTTCGCACAACAATTGGCGTAGATGCCGCAGGGACGGATAATAGCACCGATGTCACCCTTGCCGGGGCATATGACTACTTAACGCTTAGTGGTCAGCAGATTACGCTGGGGCAAGTAGACCTTACTACTGACGTTACCGGAACACTGCCTATTGGCAACGGCGGTACAGGTGCCACGACTGCCGCTGCCGCACGGACTGCCTTGGATGTAGATCAGGCAGGAACAGACAATAGTACTGACGTTACGCTTGCTACCGTATCGGGCAACTACCTGAGCATCACAGGCCAAGAGATTACTGCAGGAACGGTACCTATCTCTCTTGGTGGCACGGGTGCTACCACAGCGGCTGGTGCAAGGACTGCGCTTGACGTTGATCAGGCAGGTACCGACAACTCCACTGATGTAACGATTGCTGCGGGACTTGACTACATCACAATCAGCGGCCAGCAACTTACGCTTGGATCTGTTGATCTGACGACCGATGTTACTGGTTCATTGCCCATTGCGAATGGCGGAACCGGATCTACGACGGCTGCTGATGCCCGCACTGCCCTTGGGGTAGATGCAGCGGGTACGGACAACTCAACGGACGTTACGCTGGCGGGTAGCTACGACTACCTTACACTCAGCGGTCAGCAAGTCACCCTTGGGCAAATTGATCTGACTACCGACGTTACAGGTATACTGCCATCGGGCAACATTGGAACGCATACTCATGCGACCTCTGATATTACGAGTGGCACTTTCGCAGATGCTCGTATTGGACAGTCTAATGTGACACAGCACCAAGCAGCACTTTCCATTACTGAGTCCCAAATAAGCGATTTCGGAACCTACGTAGACGAAGCCACGGCTCTCGTTTATGCAATCGTATTCTAACTATGTTTGTTATTGAGAACGGCGACAAGATACAAGGCGACGCGAGTGCCGCAACAGTAGTTGATTACCACATCAGCGGGTTGCAAGGCACGACCCTGAAGAACCTTGCTGACGGCCAGCTTGCAGCGACCATTGGTGATCTGTACACCTCTACTGGCACAGACGTTGCAAAGACGATTGTGCTTGTTAACACGGACTCGTCAGCCCGCACTGTGAACCTGTATCACACGCCAAGCGGCGGTACTGCTCGTCGCATCATCCCAAAGGATACTTCTCTTGGGGCTGGATACTCCCTGCGTCTTGAGGGCAACATGATGCAGGTGTTGGATGCACAGGGTGCAGTTCTTACGACTGCCAGCATTTCTGCAAATGACATAACCTCCGGTACACTTATCCATGAGGTTGGCGGACTTGAAGCGAATGTCTCTGCCTATGATGGGCTTATTAAGATTAGCGGTGGTGCTACTTCTGCGGTAACTGCTCCATCTGGAGATGTTGTTGGCACGAGCGACACGCAGACGCTAACTAACAAGACCATTGACACCTCGTCAAATACGCTTACCTTTGCGGCAGAGGCTAATCTACAAGACAACCTCCTGACCCGTCCGCTTGTCAAAGACTACGCAATGGAGGTTTACGCTCACGGCAGCATCACCACAGCCACGACCATTGACCTTGAAAACGGTAACGTTCACACGGCAACAATTGGCGGCAACCTCACGCTTACATTCTCCAACCCTATCGCATCGGGTGACGCCACCAGTTTCGTTCTTGAGTTGACCAACGGCGGCGCGCATACGCTCACGTTTCCCGCTGCCGTAGATTGGGAAGGCGGAAATGCACCAACGCTTACAGCCGCAGGAGTGGACATCCTCGTATTTTACACGCGAGACGGCGGCACTACGTGGCACGGCATTGTCTCATCCTTAGACAGCAAGTAATATGTTTACGCCTGAAGCACTTTTGGCAAAGCAAGCGAGGGGTGGGTCACAAATTACACCTAATCAGTACGTAGTTACGTTATCAACAGAACTTGAGTACCTTGCGATCTATGATGTACAGACACCGTCATCTATAACCCAAACAGCAAACTATGATCTATCCTCTACGGGGGGAGGAAGTGGTCGCATAAATGGTGCGACGAGGGGTAGCAATAATTCCCTACTAACACCTAACGCCCCGTTACACGTAGTAGAGGGTGTAGTATATATTGGGATTGGCTATTCTCTGTATTCTTTTGATGTGAGCGATCCTACCACCATTTCTCTACTTGACACTTTGGACATGAGTTCCGATGTGTCATTTGGCGCAGAGGTGACATTAGCGATTAGGAATATGGTTCACACAGACCGCCTTTTTGTATGTGAAAGGCTGACTGGCTCAACAAACCCCAAAATCCATAACGTGGACATTACTGATCCGTCCAATATGGTACACTTAAATGACACCACTTTCTCTGAGGCAAGTGGTCAAAACGAGGTGAACAGGCTATCAGCAGCGAGTGGTTATGACTCAAACACATATACTGATGGATTTTGTTCTGTACCGATTGACAAGGCGGTGTCAAGTTTTTATGTAACAGGGTCGTCTCGTAACAACTTATTAGGTACTCCACAGGAGAATCATGCAACAAACTCAAGTTTGGCTACTCAGCCAATAGTGGGCATTGATTGGTGTACTGGGATTGATGACGATACAAAAAAACAGACCCTCGTTAGTTTTTACGAGGAGAGCAAGGTTGCTTTTACTGTAGACGGATACTCAACAAATACAGCCTACACCAACACAACGGTTCTTGATGACCCGCGAGGCATAAGGGCAATCCCTTATATGGGCAACTATACGAGTGACCGAACGGCTTTTTGTGTTGCAGCGTATGATGATGATGCCTTGGTCATACTAACCAACCCTGATAATAACGGACCCATAAGCGTTAGGGTTGACCAGTACAATTCTGTAAATAATGGGATTCAAATAATAGATGTTTATGATGAATGGATATACTGCGCTGCTTATGTCTATCAGGGCTTTTCAATGTGGGAGTTGACGGGTTCAACGTCTGTTTCTCTTGCGGGAAGTACCACAAGCACCACGTATTTAGGGCAGGCATTTCAAATAGGTGTTATTCAGTAAAACAGGAACTACAATGATATTTGTGATAGAGAAGAGCGATGGAACGTTGCAGCATCCCGTTGTCGGCGTAGCACTAAAGCATTTTTTCCCGACCGTGTCCTTTCCAAGGGATTTGAAAGGATACTACAATGCTGATCTTGGTATCTTTCCTCTTGTGGAAATGCCAAAACCAGAGCATGACCTGACCCATCACAACGTGCAGGGTGAGCCTGTCAAGCAGGGAAATGAGTACGTAATGGTGTGGCAAACACCCATTCCCAAGACTGATGAGGAGATGCACGATGCTTGGCAGGTTCGTTTAAGAAAAGCCAAGAACAAAGCAAAGGATGTTATTGAGGCAAGGTATCCTGATTGGAAGCAACGCAATATGCTGATGCGTGTTGCTACGCTGCAAAATAGAAGCCCTCTTACAGAGGATGAGCAAGCAGAGCTGGTAGGCATTTCTGCGGCATGGGACTGGATTGATGCGGTACGTGAAGAGTCAGATGCCCTTGAGCAACACCTTTTAAGCATTGGTCTTGTGGCGGCGAGACATTATGACTACGAGAACCACGATTGGCCAGAGTAATGCCTATTCGCAAGAAACAAGATGGTTGGTACTGGGGCGGCAAGGGTCCATTTCCAACCAAGAAGAAGGCCCAGCAGGTGGCTCGTGCTGCCTACGCCAGCGGCTATAATAAGTAACTAAACCGAGGGATCAATGAAATTAGAGTACGTTAAAATCTGGCAAAGCAAGCCAATCCTTGAAACGCTCTTTATGACGAGCAAGAGCGGCAAACTGCGTCGCCGTTGCAAGCACAACGTCAAGCAGATGCAGCCGTTTTGGGACGACATTGTTGAGTGGATCAAGGCTGACAAGGAAGAGCATAAGTGGGAGCCTGTTCCGGGCGGAGATGGACCGCCCAACGGCGATGAGTTCTACACGCGATTTGAGAACTTCCTGCTTGACACAGATGAGGCGGTTGACTACACGCCATACACGTTCTCAGAAGAGCTAATGGAGTTTGCCGACGGAATCACTGGTGAGCAGGAGCTTCTCATCTCCTGGCTGTTTACTGAGAACCAAGTACAAGAATAGGGCGGGCCACCCCCAAACCCCTGATCCCTCACCTGCCGGGGGGTGAGTCCCGCCTGTTTTTTCATTCTTTTCATGGGCATAGAAAAACATGAACATATCTGAGTTCAGCGACGACGATCTTGAACTGCTCAATGAGCTGGTGAGTCGCATTGGTGACTTCCTTGACATGGATGAGCCATCGTTTATCCGCGCCCTTGATGAGGATGCTGAGGTTTTTTTGCCGCTTTTCAATGGAGGATCGGTGGCATCAATCCACTATACGGGTGATGCTCTAATCATTCGTAGCGTGGTGGCAGGTGAGGTTGAATATCGCACTCTTAATGGTGAGCCAGCCAAGGTGACGGCTCAATATATCAGAGAGAGGACCATAGACGCCTACCAGCGGGCGCGACTTCGGGCAGACAGTGCCTATGAGGTGGCGCAGAACCGTGGTTGGAACATAGACGATTAGAATTATGGCAACGACAAAGGATGTCTCAAAAACCAAAGGCGGACGACTACTCTACCGGGGCGAAACCTTCAGCGGATACAACAAGCCCAAAAGGACATCGGGAGAGCGTAAGAAGTTTGCGGTGCTGGCGAAGAAGGGCGACCAGGTGAAGCTGGTACGCTTCGGCGATCCGAATATGCGGATTAAGAAGAGCAACCCTGAGCGTCGTGCCTCTTTTCGTGCAAGACACAAGTGCGACACAGCGAAGGACGTTTTTACGCCGCGCTACTGGTCGTGCAAGATGTGGTAACTAAAACAACGAGGACACCATGCCCTACGGTAAATACGCTAAGAAAACCAAGATGAAGTCTTACAAGCGTAAGAAGAAGTAATGCCTGAGAAGATAAAGCCGCATCCACCGGAGCAGATTCCTGTGGATGCACTTGTACCACCAACCGTACTACCTACAATGATTAAGAAACTACTTGACCGACTGAAAGAAGCCTCTACGTGGGCTGGACTTGCTATTGTGGCTCAGTTCCTGCCTATTGGCATAGAAGAGCTTCAGGTTATCTGGGAAGCCATCACAGCTCTTGCTGCTGTTGCTGCTATGCTAATCCCAGAGGGAAAACCAGCCGAGGATGCCAGCAGCGGTTAGCATCTTTGCTTATATTCATGGAACCCAAGCATTAAACCATGTTCTGTGAATGCTCATTGTCCGAGGTGCAAGAGTTCTCGCTGTCACGTAATGGCGGGGACCTTGCGCTGTCGGATAATTTTATTTTAAGTGAGTTTGCGTGTAGCGATGGCTCAGACATCGTTCTTGTGCATCCGTCGCTTGTAGCCCTTCTGCAAACCATCAGGACGCACTTTGGTAGGCCCGTTCATATCCTCAGTGGGTATAGGACTGCTGAGTATAACGAGCTGGTGGGTGGCAGTAAGAACAGTACGCACAAGAAGGGCATGGCAGCAGACATTGTTGTACGAGGGGTTAGCCTCAGAGCAATTTATGAGCTTGCAGAGGATCTTGATGCGGGCGGCATTGGTATCTACCCTGATAACAGGTTTATTCACCTTGACGTATGGCGCAGTATGCGTCGGTGGGAAGGATAATGGAACCATGGCAGGAAAGAGCAATGGAGTTATACAGTGGCGGCCACCTTTCTATACGCGAGATTGCCGAAGCCATTGGTAAGCCAAAGTCCACAGTACACGACTTTATCTCAAGGAATAAGATAAAAAGGGGCCAGCCAAAGATCCTTGTCTTTGACATTGAGACGGCACCCGGCACCTGCTTTTACTGGCGAAGAAAGACGACCTATATCAACAAAGATATGGTCATTGATAAGCCGGGGAAGGTTCTTACGTGGTCTGCCAAATGGCTGGGACATGAGGATGTCATATCAGACAGCATCCTTGCTTATGGCAATATGCAGGATGACTTCAAGGTGTGCGAGTCCCTGTGGCACCTTCTTGATGATGCAGATATTGTCGTCGCTCACAATGGCGACAGGTTTGACATCAAGATGATGAATGCCCGGTTCCTAATGCATGGATTGCCACCCACCAGTCCCTACACCAGCGTAGACACACTAAAGATTGCAAGGAAGTACTTTGGCTTTGATAGCAACAGGCTTGATGAGCTGGGCCAAGACCTTGGTATCGGCAGAAAGATGAAGCACGAGGGGATGAGCCTGTGGATCAGGTGCCTTGATGGAGACAGGGACGCCTTTGATACGATGGTCAGCTATAATGAGCAGGATGTGCTGCTCTTGGAGGAGCTATATCTGAAGGTGCGCCCATACCACAAGACCCACCCCAATGTGTCGCTATACAGCGAGAACGAGCAGGTAAAGTGTGTCAAGTGTGGAAGCAATAATATAGAGCCAGTGGATCGCCACGCATATAGCAATACTACACGCTATCATCTCTACAAGTGTACAGACTGCAATGGCTTTAGCCGTGGCAGGGTATCCGATAAGACAACTGCCCAAAGGGGCAACATACTTGCATCAAGCTGATGTCCACCAGCTCACATTCTGCCGATAGTCATACTGAAAGACGGTGCGCGTCTCGTGAACGCTCAGTATGGTCGCAGAGGGCTGAGACTGAACCCAACCGAGACTCCACATATTCTCGCTGTTGCGGATCTCAAGACAGGCGGGGAAGGTGCGGGTGCTGTTGTATGAGTTCCTGCGGCTGCCATCGGGGATGCAGTTCTTCGGGCCAGCGTCAACATTGCGGGCCTTTGTGTCATCGTAGGGTGACCAACCGCAGTTGTCCATCATGCGCTTGCTCATGTACTTGCCGCTGCCACACAGGAACTTGTCTATAAACGTCACCTGTTGCGCCCTGGGGTCAAAGAAGTGGCATCCGCTGATCTCAAGGTAGTCCTCCTTATAGGAGTCAAGATGCTTCAGGTATGCAGGTGAGAGCAGGGAGTCGCTGCCCGTAAGGACCACATCATCGTCAAAGTTAGCGGCGTACCTTAGTGCGTCGTTAAACTTCCTGCCAACCAACACATTCCCGTCCTCATCGTGGTGCTGTGCAACCACTTTGTCCTCTACGCCTGACAGGTTCCCCTCCTCGTCGGGCGTTTCTACTATAATCGCATCATAGCCAAGATCGTCGTAGTAAAGAACTACGCGGCGGGTTAGCTCGTGGTGACCGTAGGCAGGTATGACGATTTTCATTGTTCCTCGTTGGTCTTTTGTATCAGCATCCCCTTAATAAGGATCATGTAGCCAATGATGTCATGTATGGCATCCTCAAAGGATTCGCCCTTTACAAGCAGTTTTCCGCTTCTTATGAAGGCTCTCAGACGCTGCATCTTGTCGGAAACCCGTATCATCACCCCTTTGACAGGATCTACGCCCTCCAGTTCCGCAAGGCGGAAGTTAGCAAATGGGTCTGGCGACCCTGCCGTGTAGTCGTGGTTCTTTGCATGGAGAATCTGTTGTATCTCAGCCAACGTCTCCTCCATCATCTTCTGATACTCTTTCTTAGTCACGGAATTGATAGTGGTTTAGTATTGACTTCGGAGCCATTGCAAACTTCCTCTCTGCTTGGTAGGTGCGGTCAAACATTTTCTTGTGCTTCCACATATCGTGTGTTGCACCGCGTACTACAATGTAGTGCGTCATGGGAGGGTTTACAATGATATACTCAACGCCTGGAACATACTTAAAAGCTTTGTACCATTCGTCTACTATCATGTCATTGTAAGGCCAGCTCCAAGTGAAGTCTGTTCGGCTATGCTTGACTTGGACAATCCTGCCATCCTCCATGTGGATGTCACCATCGTCAACGTAGTCCCACCTGTCCTCATAGGTTGGTGAGATTACCGTCTCTGGAGCATGAGCCTTGTAGCCCATGCTGTGTATCTCTCGCAGCACTTTTTGTACAGACAGCTCACTTCTTTTTATGTCGCGTACAAACGCCCTATGACCCTTCATTCTGCGATCACCCCTATCACATCTGGTTGCAGATCCTTCATAAGCCTATCATACTCATTGACAATCTCATTGAACTCATCTTTATAATTGCCTGATATGTCTATAAGGCTTTGTACACAGTTTGATGCGTGAACAACCGTTGAGTGATCCCTGTCAAACAGTTTCCCTATGCGCTGAACTGTCAGCTTTGTTGATTGCCTTGTTAAAAACATTGCCATATGCCTTGCATCTGAATAACGGCGTAGCCTCCTTTTGCCAAGGATATGCTCCCTTTTTATGCCAGTAACACTTGAAACAGCTTGAACAACCGTCATGAAACGCACATAGTCATTGATGTGTTGTTTTTTATTCATCTTCAAGCACCTCTTTGCTAACTCTAAAGTTCAACGGGACCTCAGTGCCAGCCACCACTGCATCGTAGTAGTCGGCATACTTTTTTGCGCCATACATCATGTACGCCATTTTTTTGTCCAACCCCATCTGTTTCAATTCATCAAACATATGTCTTTGGTTTGTGCTGATTATACTTTCAATGGTGTCGGCTGACCCCTTCCAAAACCAATAATGCTCTGCTGCCGTTTTTATTTTTTCTTTCTCCTCTTCCTTGACGACTGGACCCTTCCAGTGTGTCTTTGCCTCAAGGTATGCATTCTTCATTACGACAAGGTCTGCATATGCCAGCTTAATAGCCCTTTTGCAAGCACGGCTGATAAATACAGTCTCATGCGCTTTCAGTGTATCGGTAGACAATTTTTGATCCCTCCTTTTTTAATACGTTCCCTGGCAGTCTTTCTGCCCGGTATTCTGCGATTTTCATATCGCCGTTATCATCCCTGTACGGCGCAAGATGCACCTCGGGATATTCCCATGCGTTCCTAATCGTGATAGAGTCACCCTTTCGGGGACCGTCTATCATCTCTATCGTCAGGCTTGCCATATAGCGTTGCCATTCTCTTTAGGTTGAGCCAAGATTCATACTCCTGTACCACATAGACCGTTCGCGGGTGGCCCTTGGCCTTGTCTACGTAGATGGTTACAATGTCAATGTCGCCAGATAGGTAGTCTATCACGTTGGTGAAAAACCACTTTGGTACATACTTGTACATGAATCGCTTACACTGCCAGCGATACCAGCCTATCAAGCCGTCATCGGCCGCAGATAGGCCCATGCTCCGACCATCGCTGCCCCAAGCACGTTGTGACTCAACGCCCTTTTCATTGGCAGTGGTAACAATATATCTTTCAGCGTCATTCCCGCGTTGCTTCTGCTTCGTAGCCATAGATACTGTATGCAAATACAAATAGTGATAATCCTGCAAGAACGTATGCCCCAATGGTTCCAAAGAAAATCCATGAGAGCATCCATAGGACACGCACAAAGGTTATGAAAACAATCGCCATGATGCCAATCATAATGAAAAGCCCGACTGTTTTCAGGTACTGATTAAAGGCGTTCATATCCACCATCGGTGTAGTACTCCATGCTGCGCAGCCAGTCGCCGCTTTTGTGGTGATGAGCGATGCGTTGCATCATCTCAAGTGTTTTTCCAGTCCAGAACTCCTCATTCATCAGCTCTGTTGGCTCCTCAGTCAGCTTGGTGCGGTATGGAGCCTCCGTCTCAATGTAGAAATGCTCTGATGTGTGAGCCTCTGCAAGCCATGAGTACAGGCGCATCTGTATGGCGTATGCGCGGCGGTTGAAGTTGGACCGAATACTAAGGAAATCAGATGTTGTCTTCAGGTCTGTGACATATCCTGGGCGATAGAAATCCAGTAGGCCCTTCCATTGCACTCCAAATGCCTCTGCAACGAATGCAACCTGCTTATCGCTACCCTTTACTATCTCCACGAACTGCGTGTGCTGACGGGCCGCTGAGACGGCTTCTCGCGCACGTTCGGCAAGCTTCGCTGACAGGATGCGTCGGGGTGTGCCTTCGCCAAGGTTTACCAGCTTGTTTAGGGCAATGTAGTTCTCAAAGGAGTCCATGAACTGAGCAAGGGCTTTCTCCCCGCTGTTCTTGTAGTGCATGGCGTGTGCCTCTGCCGGGTCGGTGCCGCTCAGGATCTCATCACACACTTTCTGCTGCAATGCCGTGTTTGGCGTGACGGCTGAGCGCGGAGCCTCTACAAAGCGGTTGTCAAACTCCTTCGGCTCTGTGATCATGCAATCAATCGCAGATCCAAGCAGCATGGCATCCGTCTCCACATAGGAACCTGCTTTTTTCTGTGCCATGCCGTAGGGCTGGCCCCGGTCTGCATATAGGGTTCGCAGGTCTGTGCTGCTGTACGCATCAATGGCAAAGTACTCATCTTGGCTGATGTCAAGTCGCTGTATGTTCTTGAATGGGTTTCCGCCCACGATTTCAGATAGTGTCATTCAAACCTCCTGTTGTTTAAGTCCGCCACTGGACGGTATGCTATTGCGATAAGCACCTCAGTCCCCATAGCATTTTCAAGTCCTTGGTTGCCTTTGCTTCGTATTCTCTGCCATAGCTCAACGTCATCGCAAAAAACCACAGGCAGAATCGGACTGCCATCGTCACCGCGATAGCAAATAGATGCATTCACGCTGTGATTGTATGGCTTAATAAGAATGCGCTCTATGTCGCTATCCTTTAATCCGTAATAGCCCCTGGTCTTTTCTGCCTCCCACTCTGTCATAATCCGATCATGCGACAGTTTTCCGCTGCGCAGTCCGCTTGCACGGCGATTGGCAAAGATCGTATCCCATTCCTCAACGGTTTTTCCCGTTACACGCCAACACGCGGCCTCTGCCTCTTTTCTAAACTCCTCAAAGTGATTCATCGTCCTGTATGGTTTTCATGGGGTCCATGCCAAGCGCATCGCACCACCGAATATAGTCAAGGAAGTTTCTTGGAGCAAATCGCCCAGTCTCCCAGTCCTTAATGGAGTCTCCGTACTTTCCGATCATCTGACCCAGTTTTTTTCGGCTGTACCCTTTTCTTAACCGCTGTATCAACAGCCTTTCTTTGTAGTCGCTCATACCATGAAAGTCCCCCGGCTTAATTTGACTTGTTCTTGTTTAGGCTTTTTTCCGTCGGGTATATCCTGAATGTACCACTCCTTTGGGTCATCCATGTACCGTCCCTGATGGAACCACGTTGACGGGTGCGGCGTGAACTCACCTCTTTTTCCTGCGGGGCTTTTAGCGAACTTCCGTGTCCTATCTATTAAGTAGGCAAAGTTCTCATCGCCATGCTCCTTGTGTAGGCTCTGAAGCGCAATGCGGATCTTCTCCACGGCTGCCTTCTTCGCAATCTTCCTTGGATAGGCTGCATAGATTGCTTCCACCTGATCCTTCTTCGGCTTGTATTCCTTTTCTTCTTTATCAGAGTCAGAGTCAGAGTCAGAGTCAGAGTCAGAAGGAAGTTTCTTGTTATTCTTCTGTGACTTCTTTTTATCTCTATACTTCTTTTGGCGTTCCCGCGCATCTGAGCGGGTTTTTTCCTCCCTCTCAAGGCGGCGTGACACGACTGTTACAATCGCCTCACCCGTAACGGGATCGTCACACCAAGAAATGTCTGCAACGCCCAGTCTGTAAAGCTCTTGCAGGGCCGACTGGATCTCCGAAGAGTCAAGGTGGCACATACGTGCGATCTCGCGCACCGTGCCTTCTATCTTGGAGTCAGCCAGGTCATGCATGGTTAGAATCATCTCCAACCACGCACCGCGACCTGATGCTGACAGCATAGCGACCTTCGGGTCCCTACGCCAGTCCCCCACGAAGAACTTGATCCATGCCAAGTTCTCAGCCATTTTTTAGCTCCTCAATAAGGTTTGAAATGGTTTGTGCATCGCCTTCCTTCGCCTTCTCAATGTAGGCGGCTTGCTGTCCCTTCGGCAACTTCAGGATGAGGCTGTGCAGGAACTTCTTCTGCTTGTCAGATGCGGCTCTTTTTCCGCCGCCCCTCTGCTGACCTATGGCATTTGCCAATTCATCGGCACTCGCAAATTCCACGCCTTGCAGACCGGCTGAAATCGTTGCGAGACAGCGACCGATTGCCGAAGTTTCTGCATTTTCCATGGCTGAGGTGCGGTTGATCTGACTTGCAGAGCGTTTTTCCTCGCCATGCCCAGTACCTACGACCATGCCCGCAGGGTTCACGACCTCTGCCTTCATTACCACCGTGTCCTCATCGTGATGGATAAGGGTTGTGATGATGCCCCATCCATCGCTTACGGTGTACTCCTGCCTGAACTCCGCAACCCGCAGGGCTACGGTCTTATATGACTTACCGTGTATCTTTACAATTCCGCTCATTTGCATACCTCTGATGTTTGTAGTCCATTAAGATAGTCCATCGTCTCCAGGTAGCCCTGTACGGCTCCGTTTGACTGGCCTATGGTGTACCCTACGTAACCCGCTCCAAGCAGCACAGTGGCTGTTACAAGGACGATGACGAGGATTTTTGCTATTGCTGAGAAGAGCTCTGCGAATGTCATTTTTTCCGCCCCCATATTTGGCTAAACATATGTTTAACCTTGTCTTTGATGGTTGACTTTTTTTGGTCTACCCAAAAGAACCACTCTGTGAGCGGATCTTCGGGCACTGGGTGCTTGATGCTCATTATGACACCTCCACGATGATGTAGCCCTTGCCACGGCAAGCATAGCAGGTCTGTGATAACTCTGTCTCGCGGGAAT